GAGCCAAATAGACTATGTTATAGATGTTGTGTACCTCGCAACTTTATAAAAACCATCAAAAATCCCCGATATTGGCTATTTATGGCGCCCCAAAAACTTCCACAGATGCTCCAATCCAAAAAATACCATAGTACAGAGGACACAAATAGCAAATACTTGATGGGGCTTGTAGGTGCGCTGGAAGGAGATAGATAGGACGGTGTATCCTACCAGCCACAGGAGGATAAATAGTTTACGTAGTTCCATAGGTTATCTAATTGGAGGGGTTGGAGCTGTTCTCATAAGCGAGGGGATCACAATGGTGTTCCAGTATACAGGACTGAAACGGTTGGTGGAGTCGATGACCTCCTCGGTCTGTTGGGTGGGCTCCGCAGGGCACTTTAACACCAGCAGCACGGTTAAGGATATTACCGCGAGCACGAAGATCAGGAAGGTTGGCCCGAAGGCATCTAAGTCTTTTATTCTCATATGCTTTAGTATTTGTGTCTATAGATGGGAAATTTTGGAGTGGATTTTACAGTCCGAAAATAGGTCTAAAATCTGCTACCTAAAAAGTGCGTTTGCGCGCTGTTGACCTCGGAGACCAAAAAGT